ATGATTATCAAAAAATTAGAGTTGTCGAATTTCCAAGTAATTAAGGAGTTCAACGCAGATTTTGAGGGTAATGTATATTTCATTACCGGGGACAATGAGTTAGGAAAATCCACGCTATTAAAGGCAATCGGGGCGTTGTTGACCGGGAACCGGGACGCCGTGTTGCGTAATGGCGAGGACAAAGGGTTTGCCAAAATGGTTGTCGGCGACGACGGCGAGGAATACGAAGTTGAATTGAAGTTCACTAAAGCAAACCCACGTGGCACGTTATCAATTAAATCAAAGACAACCGGAATGAAAAGTGATAACGTTTCTATGCTGCAAAAGATTTTCGGTTATACTGATTTTGACGCCGTGGAATTTTCCCGTTGGTCGGAAACCGCCGAGGGACGCCGAAAACAAATTGAAGTTGTCAAGGCGTTGTTGTCGGAAAATGTACGCAAAAGAATTGCCGAAATTGATACAGAGGTTGCCGGGTTGAAAACAGAGCGTACCGGAGTGAACCGGGATTTGAAAACGTACAAATCCATATCAGACGCAGCCGGGCAGGGATTGACAACTGAGGATCTGAAAACTTATGCAAAGCCAAAGGACATTACCGAACTGATGCGAGAGCAGCAGGAAAACGCTCAATTGATAGAAAAGGCAAAAACCGTACGTTCGGCGTTAGCACAGAGAACGCAGCAGTTGGCGGAAATTCCGGAACGTATGGAAGCCGCCAAAGATTCATACGAAAAGGCGATTGAGGCGGCAAAAAAGGCAATGGCGATGGCAGAACAAACCTACAAAGAAACCGTTGCACAGATTGAGGCGGAAAAAGCCGATTTTGAGAAACGCAAAGCAAATGCGGAAAATTGGTTGGCGAAGTATGAGGAAAATAACCCGGAAAAGTTAGATACAGCCGAGCAATTGAGAAAGGCAGAGGAACACAACAAAAAGGCTGCAAAAGTTGCCGATTATCTGACAAAGAAAAAGCAGGCAGACGACAAAAGAGCAGAATCCGAAAAGATGGATTCAGATATTGCCAAATTATCCGCAGAGCGTGAAAAACTTATTTCGTCGGCAAAATTGCCAATATCCGGACTTTCATTCACTGACGACGGATTGGTATTAAATGACGTACCATTTATTGCCGGAAAAGTTTCAGATTCGCAGATTATGGAAGTTGCCGCAAAACTTATTATTGCCAGCAATCCAACCGTTAAAGTGTTCCGCATAGCGAGGGGCGAAAGTTTGGGCGAAAAGAGATTGCAAGCAATTATTGATATTGCCAAGAAAAACGGGTTCCAAGGATTCATTGAGGAAGTTAAAAGAGGGCAGGACGATTTGATTATTGAGGAATACACAGAAAGCGAGTAATTAACCTGGGCGTCGGTTCCCCGGCGTCCCTTAAACAAAACAATATGGAAGTAAAAGACATGACAATTTCGGACGTTTTGAAAACACCCGAATTTTATAATAATCTGAAAGTGGTTATTTCCGATTTGGAAAACATCCGGAGAAATGCAGGAATAAGCGCAAACGCCCCATTGAAACGGCACCCGATAGACCGTTTGCAGGAAAAAGGAGTATTTGAACCGGGACAAATGACCGTTCTTTATGCGTCGGCGATGGATAAAAAATTGCAGGGGTATTCAAGCAGCGAAAGAACGTTTATTTTGAATGTAGGCGGAGAGGCTTTTAATAAGACCATGAAACAATTTGTTGACCAAGAAAAGAAAGACAATGAGGAAAAGAGAGATAACAGCAACGGGAATGATTAATAATAACGGCGGTTTACAAATGTACATGGGCGAATTAAATCAATTCTTTGCAATGCACAAAGGTAGCCGCATAATCGCCCGTTTTATTGTAGCGTCGCCCGGTTCATCAGAGGCTTTGAAAGGTTATTATTTCAATTACGTTGTACCAACATTCAGAACCGGAATTTGGGAGGCGGGCGAACGTCTGACAGAGGAACAAACCGAACGCCGATTGCGTGAGTTGTCCCCGGTTATGTATGAGCAGACCCCGGATATTAACACCGGGAAATATGAAACCCGGTTGCGGACAATTGCAGAGTTGAGCAATGCGGAATTGATAGAACATATTGAGCATTTGAAACAGATTGCCGCAGAGGAATACAACACGTTTATAGACGACCCAAGAAGCATTTAATATGAGGCATTATTCAGAATTAAGCCCGTTGGAAAAGAAAGCGAGAGAGGCAAGCGGGCGGATTAAATGTACGGATTGCCCAATATATAAATTATGCAAGACAAGCGAAATGTTTATTGATGCGTGCGATTTTATTTATTTGTCGGCATTTAAAACCGGGTATAATACCCGTAAAAAGGAAACAAGAAGATTAAAAAAGAAAAAATAATATGTTTTGCAAGTGTAACCAACCCCGTAAATGTTACCCGTTGAAAGATTGGCGGGTTATCCGGTACCAATATACGCCGCATGGATATAGCCGGGTTAAATGTTTGAAATGCGGTTGCGTGTGGATTACACGGGCAAATTATGTTGAACAAACGCCCAATAAAGACGGGCAAAAAAGATTTTTTTATTATGAAAAAAGTAACATTGAAAGACAGCAAAGGAAATGAGATAAACGACATTATGAAAGATGTTTTGACGTTCGATTGTGAAACAACCGGGTTGCCCCCAAAGGGCGCAAAATGGGACGTTGATTTTGCGGAATTTCCAAATATTGTGCAATTGGCATGGGCGGTAAACGAAAAGGAACGTTCATTTATCATAAAGCCGGAGGGGTGGGAAATACCGGAGGCCTCAATTGAGGTACACGGAATTACAGCAGAGAGAGCAAACGCCGAGGGCGTCCCATTTGCTGACATTATAGACGAATTTTTGGAGGATTGCAAAAAAGCCCGTTTGTTGGTCGGACATAACATTTACTTTGATACGTCAATTGTAAAAGCAATGATATTGCGCATTATGGGTCGTGAATATTACGACGCAAAAGCGGAGGACGCATTGTTTAAGGGCAAACGAATTGATACGATGATGAAAACAATTAAATTTGTTGGCGCATTGTATGCAGACGGACGTCCGGGCAAATATCCGAAATTGGAGGAACTTTACAACAAGTGTTTCCCCGGCGAAACATTCCCGGCGCACGACGCATTACAGGACGTTAAGGCATTACGCCGATGCGTCCCGGAATTGGTCGAATTGGGGATTATCGAGTTGAGGCAAAAGGAATACCCGGCGGAACAACTCAAAGCGAAATTTGAACCGGAAAAGCCCGGAAACGGGGGCATTGAGTTTAACGACCCGAACCCCGTAACGGAGCCAATCGGAACCGGGAACCCCAAGCGGGAACCCGTACCGGAACCGGAACCAATCCCGGAACCTCAACGCCCGGCGGTCGCCCGGAATAAGACGACAAAGGATTTGTTGGACGAAACAGATTTTTAGAATATGGCAAAGCGAACGAAAGACGAATTTACACGGGATTGGATAATTGAAAATTCCGTTGAGATTTTGAGCCGATACGAACCCGGAGTTTTGACAATCCGTGCGTTGCATTATCAATTGGTTAGTATCGGCATGACGAACACGTTGCAACATTACAAACGTGTCGTCGCCGCAATGGAGGTCGCCCGGTGGGACGGTCGGGTTGATTTTGAGGCGTTCAGCGACCGAGATAGGGCAATGTGTGGTTATACCCACGCCGAGCCAACCAATTTGGAGGACAAACAGGACAAAGCAAAACAACAGGTTCGGGCGTGGATGCGTTCGTATGGGAAAAACCGTTGGGAAAATCAACCCTATTATCCCGAAATACTTATTGAAAAGAAAGCATTGGAGGGCGTTTTTGCGAAACCGTGCGCCAAATGGGACATTGCGGTTGGTGCTTGCAAAGGGTATCCGTCGTTGACGTTCTTATATGAATTGTCCGAGCGTATGCGGGACGCCATAAGCAACGGGAAACAACCTATAATCCTGTATTTCGGAGATTACGACCCGTCCGGGGAAGATATACCCCGGTCAATTGGCGAGAATTTGGAGAAATTCGGGGTTTACGGGGTTGAAATACGCCGTATTGCCCTAATGGAACAACAGGTTATCGAATGGGGATTGCCGCCCGCCCCGGCAAAGGAAACAGACAGCCGGACGGCAAATTGGGACGGATTGGGACAGGTCGAATTAGACGCCGTTAAGCCGGAAAAATTGATTGCTTTGTTGGACGATGCGATTAACGAGATATTCGACCAAGATTTGTACGACGAATTGATTGCAACGGAAGCCGAGGAACGGGAATTGTTCCAAGCCGAGTTAAAACGATACGTTGAGGAAGATTTGTAAAACCGAGCCGGGCGGGTTCCCGGCAACAAATAAATTATCAAAAAATGAGCGAGAAAAAAGAAACCGCAAACGTAATGCCGATACCGTCGGAAAAGTCGTTTGCATTATCGAAAGTCAAGACGTTAAAAGACGGCGGGTTGGATGTTCATTATGAAGTTACCGAAACAATCGGCAACGAAAGTTATACGAACAAATACCACGTCGAGAGCGCAAAGGACATACACCCCGATTTGCGGGAATGTTTCGACCGCTTGCGCCCAATCATGGGACGTATTTTCAATATCACGTCCTTTTTGTCAATGGTCGAAACCGACGATTTTAAGGCGAACAAGAACCAAAAGGAGGTCGCCCGCAATTTCGCCGACGAAATATTGAAAAACATTGAGGTTCGGGGCGTGTCCTATTCCGGTCAAGACGATAACGTTGGGGTTGTCCTTACGGGATTGTTCACGGTATCCAACAACCAAAAGACGGCGATAAATTCGCCCCGTCTGAAATTCAATACCAAAACGTTCGGTTTTGAGGAGGAATTGGAAGCAATCGTTGCGGACATTGAAAACGAGGTTTACGCATTTTTGTTCAAAGGCAAAAAGGCGCAATTGGAATTGTTCGGGGCTGACGGCGAACCCGCACCGGGTTTGGTCGCAGAGCCGGAAAAGGAGGACGGATTGTTCCCGGAGGTCGGCGACCCGGCTAACGAGGACGACCCGGAGGACGAAACGGCGGATATGTAAGCAATGGAGCCGATATTGCTAACAGACCGGGAAGAATACCAATTTGTAACCGATAGGGGGTTTTGCCCCCTATTGGATTACAAGCGGTTTACAATGGATATTCGGTTGCGTGTCGAAATCCAACGGGAATTGTTCGGGCATTGCGTTTTTGGTCGTGGGAATATCCCACAGGCAAACGAACGGTTTTTCCGGTGGGTTTGGGAACATAAGCCGCACCGATGCGAGGAATGTTTAAAGCCATTGCGGAATTATTCCGCCGTGTATTGTTCCCACATTTTGACCCGTGGAGCGTTTCCCGAAATGACGCATGATGCAAGAAATATAAATATACTATGTTTTGAACATCATTCATGTTGGGAGAATGGGGATAAAACGAAAATGCGTATATATCCGGGCAACGTCCGGATTATTGAATTGCTTAAAAACGAATACAGAAGTTTGAAAATATGAGGACGAAAAAAAGAACACCCGATTACAGGGCAATTTCCCGACGTTCAATCAAAAATGATTTCAGACGGGTACAAACATGCCCGGAAAGGGAGAAACGACCGCAAATCGAAAATCCGCCCGAAATAAATGCAGAAAGACGGGTTTTGTTTGTTGGCGAAAATTCAGGTTATTACAAATTGCGTTCTTTCATTGTTGGTAAATTGGTTCGATTAGTTCAAAAATCAAGCGTCGGCGGTTGGGTTTGTGAGTTCGTACACGACGACGACCGAAAAGCGATAAACCATGCCGCCGGATGGTCGGACAATAAGAAACAATATTTGTTGGATTGCGTAAAATTCAAGTGACATGAAAATAAAATCAAAAACCGGATATAAAATTGCGTTATACACGTTCGTGACGTTAACGGTTGCGTCTTATATGTGGGCGTTGTATAGTATCATTGTTTGGATAATTAAAGCGTTTTTTGTATGAGTGTAAACAAGGTTATTTTGATGGGACATACCGGGAAATCCCCGGATTTTAAGGAGTTCGACAACGGGGGTTGCGTGGCGACCTTTTCGTTGGCAACCACGAAACGAGGTTTTACCACAAAGGACGGGCGGCAAATCCCGGAGCGTACCGAATGGCATAACGTCGTATTGCAAAACGGGTTGGCAAAGGTCGCCAATCAGTACGTCAAAAAGGGCGACAAACTGTATATTGAGGGCGAATTGAGAACCCGGAGTTATGACGATGCGCAAGGCGTCAAACGGTATGTTACCGAGATAGTCGCAACCGATATGGAAATGTTGACCCCGAAAGCGACCGGAGCCGGGGCGCAAGTACCGCCGCCGCCCGTGCCGGATGCACCCGCCCCCGACGGAAACGACGATTTACTATTTTAAGCCGTTGACGATATGGGAGCGATAAACGGACGGGTTATTTACAGCCCAAAAGGTAAAGCCGGGGAATACGCCGAGAACGCCGCCAATTTCTTTGTCGGTTGTTCCAACGGTTGTACTTACTGTTATTTGCGCAAAGGTCGTGGCGCAAAGGTATTGGGAGGCAGTCGCCCGGAGTTGAAAAAGACGTTGCGGGAATATCCATACGCTTTGGATATTTTCAAAAACGAATTGTTGGCGCATAAGGAGGAATTGCAGAAAACGGGGTTATTCTTTTCGTTCACGACCGACCCGTTGTTGCCGGAAACGGAACGGTTGACCCGTCAAGCGGTCGGCGTATGCCAACGCCACGGCGTCCCGGTTAAGATATTGAGCAAATGCGCCGAGGGGTTGAACCGCTTCATTGATTTTGCCGAGGCGTCCGAGGGTTGGGACGTGTCCCGTATCGCTTTGGGCGCAACGTTGACAGGTTGCGACGAATTGGAGCCGAACGCCGACCCAAATATGATGCGGGTTAATGTGTTGGCACGGGCAAAACGCCACGGGTTCCGCACCTTTGCAAGCGTGGAGCCAATCCCGCCGGGAATGTACGACCGGGCAATTGGGATAATCAAATTGTCGTATCCGTTCGTTGACCTGTATAAAATCGGGTTGCAGAGCGGCGGTAAATATCCGAAACGGGAAATACGATTGATTTACGACACGATTACGGAACATTGGGAGGGACACCCGGAACAACCCCGTATCTATTGGAAAGATAGTATTGTTAATCCGTTGGGGATTGACCGGGGAGAATTGCCGGGGTATTGTGTCCCTGTTAATTGGGATTTGTTTAACAATGAAAAGTGAAATACGGGTTGAGGTTCCCGCCGATTGCCGATTGGTCGGAGTAAGGACGGACGGCGATGTTGTCGTTATCATTTACGAGCCAATCGAAAACGTCCGGCAAATTGGATTTATCCATTACCCGGAACCCGACGACGAAACCGAGGAACCCGAAAATAAAAAGTAAATATGCAGTACAGCAATAAAGATTACAACCCGGAAAAGCACGACCGTTGGCGTGCGTTGACCGTAAAACAGCCATACGCAAATGATTTGGTAACGGAGGCGTACAAGGACGAAAACGGTATTGCTTACGGGAAAAAGACAATTGAAGTTAGGAGCAAAAACACGTCCTACCGTGGCGACGTGCTAATATGTTCCGCAGCGTCCCCGGTTTATCCGGGAATGGAAAGCGGCGTTACTTTGGGATTGGTTGAGTTGTACGACGTAAAGCCGATAAAAGAGTTTACGCCGGAGGATTGGGAAAACACCCGGATTCCAAAGGAAAAGAGGGCGAAAATAACAAAGGGGTTCGGATGGATGATGCGCAACCCAAGACGTGTTATTGAAATGCCAATTAAGGGGCAATTGGGTATCTATAATCTCGTATATACAAAAGGTTGTATTGTCGAATATCCTAAAGTTATGGTATTGGATAAAGAGGCATACAATAAAATAAAAGAAGCGTATTAGTTTGTTGTATTATGGTTTAATATTATCTTTGCAAAAAAAAAGATGGAAAATTGGAAGTTTATAAACGCTAATTATGAAGTTTCAGACAAAGGTAATATAAAGTCTGTAAATTATCGGGGAACGGGTAAAAGTGCGATACGAAAGCAATCTATTAGTAAAAACGGATATATGCGGGTAATACTATCAGATAATGGTAAAAACAAAACATATTTCGTTCATAGATTAGTTGCGGAGGCTTTTATTCCGAACCCGGACAATTTGCCGGAAATAGACCATATCGACGGCAACCGAGCCAATAACGATGCGACTAATTTACGTTGGTGTACGAGAAAGCAAAATTTGAATTATCAAAAAGCAATTAATAATAAACGTGAAACCATGAAGAAAGTAAATACATGGTTTAAGAAAACCGGAAAAGATAATCACAATGCAAAACCCGTTTATCAATATGATTTAGATGGTAATTTTATAAAGAAATGGGATTGCATACATGATGCGCAAAGATGCGGTTTTAATCATGGAAATATTATTAGTTGCTGTAAGGGACGTTTAAAACATTATAAAAAATATATTTGGAGATATGAGTAAAAAACAGGTTGGAATTATCCGCAACAATGGCGACGTACATACGGCGCAAATTGGTTTTCATATCGGACGGGTCGGCGTCTATGTTTACGCCCGTGAGTATTGGCAATATCATAGTTGGCAATTTGGGGTATCCATTGATGCAATAAACGGTTACGACCGTTATGTTGATATTGAGGCGAAAATATTGTTTGTCGGTTGGCATACGGTTTATATGGATTAAAAGAAAGGTAAAACGATGAAAGCAAAGATTTTATTGTTATCTTTGGCAACGCTTTTGTTGGGGGCGTGTCAAAGCGAGAACGAACCAACGGAGGCATTTAATTTACTTCAAAAATCCGAGAGCATGGCAGAAAGAAACGAGTTTGTAACGAATACCACGGCGGCAATGATACAGATAAACGCCCCCCGGTATAATTGTGAGATTGTCGAAACCGCATTAGCCGGGGGCGATAAGGTACGAATTTGCGTAAAAGGCGCAAAGGACGATTTGGACGCATTGTTTGACTATGTAAACGAAGCGGGCAAAGAATGAGAGTTAAGCAACCCGAACCGTTCGACCCAAACAGAGAGTACAACCCCGGCGAACGTTGCGTTTACCGGGGTATGGTATTGATTGCCGAGATATGGACGGCGGCGGATGCACGATTAGCCAACAACAACCCCGCAATATTTACGCAACGTTGCGTTCGCTGCAAAATCCAAAGGGAAGATTGCCCCGGAATAGGTAGGCAATGCGATAAGTACAACAGAACCGACCGAAAAACGATATTTTGGCGGTTGGCATATCCGAAAACAGTAAGAACGAATAAAAAATTAGAGCATGACAGAAAGTAAGTTAAACCCGTTTGATGCGGAATTGTTGGTTATGATTGGCGATATTGCCAAAAGCCAACCGGAGGTCGAGGAAAAACCCGACCGTTACGAAATCACGGTTGACACAACCGAGATACAGGGAAACGCAATTGAAGCACTAAAACAGGCAGTCGCCGGACGATTGGGGAAACGCTTGTTAGTTACCCACACGTTAGACGCCGCCGTTGTTTTCAACGTCGAGTACGACCCGACGGAATACCCGGAACAAATCCGCACCCGGTTAGTTGAGCCGGACGCCACGGCGGGAACCCGATATTGCCGCACGTTGTTAGAAGTTGACGCAATACAGGTACGTCGGGACAATTTGGACGACCTGTTGAGATTTACCGGAGGCGGAACCATGACGATACCGAGAACCCCAAACGGGCGGGCGGTTTATTCGTTCCCGGACGGCAACGGCATTTTCATTGACGCCCCGGAAACGTACTACATTGTCCGGGAACCGGACGGACGATTGACAACCCGCCCGGAAAGAGAGTTTAACCGGGAGTTTGAGCCGAAAGGCGTAAGCGTACCGAAAGAACCCGGCGATAAGGGATGCGGGAATTGCGCCAACTTTACAAACAAGGACGTCAACGGGAACGGTTATTGCGAGGCGTTCAAATGCGAACAATCGTGCGGCGTTATGCCGTGCCAAGAGTACAAACCCAAAAATCAATAAAGCGATGAACAAAAGAGAAAAATTTTTGAAAGAGATTGCCGAGGTTATCAACCGTAATTCTTTGGAGGCGCATTTTAACGATACCCCGGATTACATATTGGCGGAAGTAGCAGTTGAAGCAATGGAGAATTTCGCCGAAGCGTCCGCACGGAGGGACAATTGGCACGGGTTCAAAGAAGCCGATAAGCCGGGCGAGGTTGTGCGGAATGAGGATTGCGACAATTGCCCGGTTCGGGGGATTTGCCCGGAGCATAAGAAGCCGGAGGCGTTCGACGTCCCAAAGGAGGTGCGAGCAGTGGCGGAATTTTTCGGCAAGATGTTCCCCGGTTCCAAAGTAGAAATACACCGGGTCGAAGTGCCACGGCGCAACCCACGGGATAAACGCCGGGGAAAGAATAAACGCAACGGGAAAGGAGGGCGCAATATATGAAACCCGTTGAATTTCCCGGCGTAAATGTGGTTTTTGCAAAAGACCAACCGGAATACGTACCATTGCCCGCAATGAAAGTACCCGACGACCCGCAAGGATTGATAATAACGAAATGGGAATTATCCCCGGACGAATTGAAGCGAATACAAGAAACGGGGACAATTCATTTATCCGTACTAACGTTTAATCAGCCATTGCAACCCGTGTTACTGACGGTCGATTTGCCGACCGAATAAGAGAGCGCAAGCCCCGGAAAACAAAGCCGGGGTTTTGCCGTTTATATGTGAGAGAGAACAAACGGTTGGCAATGCGGCGAAAAAGCCGTAAATTTGCCCCGTGGTTAAAAGATAACCGCCGAGATATACAAAGTATCGGATAAGACAATAAAGCCTCTTAAAATGGAAATCCCCCGCAAATAACTTGCAATCGAAAAACATTTGGTACCTTTGCAAAAAAAAGATATGGAAGTTTGGAAAGATATACCCGGTTTTGAGAATTACCAAATATCCAATTATGGTAATGTAAAAAGCCTCAATTATGGGAGGACAGGAAAACCCAAGTTGCTAAAACCAACTGTAAGCGGAAAAGGTTATTTGCAAGTAAGGTTATCGAAGTCCGGTAAACCAAATGCGTTGTTGGTTCATAGATTGGTTGCAATGGCATTTGTTCAAAATCCAAATAACCGGAAACAAATAAATCATAAGGACGAAAACAAGTTCGATAATAATGCCGATAATTTGGAATGGTGCGATAATCAGTATAACAATACATATAACGGCAAACATAATAAAATTGCCAAACCTGTAATACAACGTTCAAAAGCCGGAAACGAAATTGCCCGGTATAAATCTATAAGGGAAGCGGAAAGAAAAACGGGAATACAAAATATAACAATTACCCGATGTTGTAAAGGAGTGTATAAAACGGCGGGCGGGTATGTGTGGGAATACGATTTGACGATTAAGGAGGTTTGACGATGAAAAAGAGAAAGAAGCCATTAGGCTACAACAAACGTTCCGAGGAACAACGAATTTATGACATTCGGTTTTGTGCCGATTTATTTTTGCGTGGTTATTCGTACCGGGAAATTGCGGACGCATTGAACCGGGATTTGTCCGCCCGTGGAATGGGTTATACAATAACCTTTCAAATGGTTTATTACGATTTGCAACAATGCCTTATCGAATGGAAGCGGGAACGGTTGGATACAATCGACGAATATGTTACGCAGGAATTGCGCAAGTTGGATAAAATGGAGCAACAAGCGTGGGAGGCGTGGGAGGTATCCAAAACCGGAAAGCAGCGCACCAAAGAGAAAACCAACCGGGGGCGTCCTATCAAAACGGATGCGACCGACGGCGACCCGGAATATTACGGGTATGACGAAACGACCGTTGAAACGTCGGCGGGCAATCCCCGGTTTTTGGACTTGCTGTTGAACATTCAACAACGCCGGGCAAAGATGTTGGGATTTGATGCACCCGTTAAAATCGAGATACCCGGATACAACGCCGGGACGGACGACGATAAACCGAAATACGATGTTAAGGCAATCCCGGACGACCTGTTGTTTGCCGTCGCCGACAAATTGCAGTCCGCCGAATTTCAAAAGACAATCGCCGAGAAAGGAGGGGCGCAATAATGGCAAGGCGAATGAATGTTGTTAAACAGGTTGTAACCAAAACGAACCATTATTGCGGGGATTGCGGACACGGTGTTTGGTATTTCGACCATGCGAATTTAGATGTTGCAAATAGATTGCCGATTTGTTGCCGTTGTCCGTTTACCCCGGACCGTTGCCGGATAAGGAGCGAAACGGCGTGTTTGAATTGGATACCGAAAAAGCCCGGCGAATTGATAGTTACACCCGATAAAATTGTACGACCATGAGTAACGAGGAATTATTGAAGATGTACGAGGCAATCAAGGCAGACCCCGGCGAATTGGTGCGAGCCGCCGCCCGTAAACGTCTTATCAACTTTGCCCGGTATATGCAACCGGATTTGGTATTGGAACCGTTTCACGTTGTATATTATACCCTGTTGGATAAGTTTGCGCACGGCAAAATACGAAAGATGATTGTACAACAGCCGCCGCAACATGGCAAATCGGAGGGGTCAAGCCGCAAATTACCCGCATTTATGTTGGGGTTAGACCCCGACCGCAAAATATGTATCGGTTCGTATGCGGCGACAATCGCACGGGATTTTAACCGGGACGTTCAACGAATAATCGACACGCCCCGGTATCGTGAATTATTCCCCGGCACGTACTTAAATGGGTCGAACGTCGTAACAATGTCTAATACCTATTTGCGCAATTCCGATGTTATCGAAATGGTCGGGCATAAGGGGTCGTTGCGTGTCGTCGGTCGTGGCGGTTCGCTGACGTCTAAAACCGTGGACGTTTCGATATTGGACGACGTGTATAAGGATTACGCCGAGGGTAACAGCCCGATAGTACGGGCGGCGGCGTGGAAATGGTACACGACCGTTGTACGCACCCGTTTACACAACGATAGTCAAGAATTGATTGTATTTACCCGTTGGCACGACGACGATTTGATAGGGCGCATTGAAAAGAGCGGCGAAACGATTATTGATGTTAAGTGTTGGGCGGATTTGGAGAACGTAACGCCGGGGGCGTGGGTGCGCATAAACTTTGAGGGATTGAAAACCGGGGAACCGACCGAGATAGACCCACGGGAACCGGGGGCGGCATTATGGGAAAGCCGACACAGTAAGCAAAAGTTGGAAGCGCAAAAGGCATTAGACCCGGTGCAATTTCAATGCCTCTATCAAGGCAACCCCGGTTCCGCCGAGGGTCGATTGTACCAACCTTTCAAAACGTGGGTCGAAAAATCCGATTACGGCACGTACATTCGTTCCGGCGCATACATTGACGTTGCCGATGAGGGCGACGACCTGTTGTTTGCCGCAACGTATGACGTGTATAAGTCCGACAATATGTTTTTCAACGAGAAAACAAAGCGCATGGAGCCGATATTGTTTGCCCTTATTACAGATATGGAAATGACGGACGAAAATACGGACGTTACAACCGTAACCGTCCCGGCGATGATTAACCGTAACGGGACGCAAAAAGCGTGGGTTGAGAGCAACAACGGCGGTGCGGGTTATGAAAAGGTTATTAAAAAGAAAGTCCGGGCGATTACAGACCCGTTTTATCAAGGGGGCAACAAGGAAAGCCGGATAATAACAGCGTCCGCAATGGTTAATCAACATATAATTATGCCGTTCGGTTGGGAAACCCGGTACAAAGCCGTTTACGACCATGTAACCGGATTTTTGCGCAATTTCGGAGCCAACACGCACGATGACCCGGAGGACGGATTGACCGGGATATATGAAAAGGAGATTGCGGACGGCAATATACAGCCATACGCACACGCAAACCGAGGCGTAAGACGACGCAATTAGCAATATTTATGAGATATGCAAGATTATCCGGGAAAAAGTTTATAACTTTGTAACCGAAACAAGGGGGCAAAGGGACAGCCCCGGAGAAAGTAACAATATTTTTAACGTTAAAAACAAAGAAGTATGATTTGTAAATGTCCAGCGGCGGCGTCGTTGCCCGATGTACCCGCAATTACGTGTTCGGAAAGTTTCGGACAGGTTCAAAAAGTGGCTTTTCAACGTCTTATGAAAGACGACGGAAGCAAAAACAGTTTTACGAGTGAAAAAGCGATTACGGCGTTAGCGTCGTGGACGCCCCTGTTATCGGCGTCGGATAGCACGAAAGTAGTTGTTTCGCCGTATATCCAAGCCCCGACCGCCGAGGCGGGAGCCGCCCGCACCTTTGGAGGCGGTAACGAAACGTTGGGAGGCGTCGAAGAAATTATTGGACGTGAACCAACCCCGTTTACCGGAGTTATCCGCAAAGCCCCGCAGAAAGTTATCAAGGCATTAAAGGAAATGCAATGCGAAAGTTGGGGCGACAATTTGGGTATCTACATTTTCGACGAAAACGGCGCAATCGGCGCAATCAAGGGGGATGCCGACGGTACATATTACCCGATACCGATACGTTCGTTGTTTATCGGCGATAAGACGTTGGGCGGATTGGAAGCCCCGGACAGCAACGCAATACAATGGTCGTTTTTGCCGAATTGGTCGGACGATTTGGCGATTGTTGACCCGGCGTTTAACCCGCTTACGGATTTGAAACCCGCACGAGCCTAATGGCGGCGAAAGTTACAAAGGTCGTGTTGGAGTGTCCGACCCTTAACACGACCGAAGAATTTGAGATTAACCACGCCGAACGCCTGTTGCGGATGCCTAACAATGGCGGTTGGCAGTTGCCCGAAAAAACACCTTTTGAATTTAGCAAAGAAAATGGGATTAGATATAAAACGCATACGAAAGGAAATAACGGAACCGAGGAAAAAGGCGACGATAAATAAAGCGGTCATACACCAAAACCGCATTAAATTTCACGCCCAAACCAACGTAACGCCCTTAATGTGTTTACCCACGACCGATTTTTTGGCATGGGTTCAAAATCTTATCCCGCACGATAAATTCAAAATCTTCAAAACATTGTTCCGTTACCCCGTTCGTACCAACGAGGTAACGGGCATTTGTTTTGACAAGTTGAGCCGTATTTTCGACGGTCGTAACCCGGCGTTCAACTATCAATTCCAAAACACGGAACAACGGGACGATTGGGAGTATTACCGCCAAGATGTATTAAAGGAGCCGGAAATTTGGAGTACGAAAGGTTGGGAGTTTTTCAAGACGGAAATAAACAGCGTCTTAATAGTTGATTTGCCCGCCGAGCAAAACCCCGCCGACCGATACCCGACCCCGTATTTTTATTGGCTACCTATCGAAAGCGTTATAACCTTTGAAGCAAACCGGACAACCGGGGTTATGGATTGGATAATTTTCCGCCAACCCGATAAACGTATTGCAGTTATTGACGATGAACGATACCGAGTATTTGCAGAGGACGACGGCGGCAACATAGGCGAATTATTGGTTGATAACCCACACGATTTGCGCTATTGCCCCGCCCGTTTCTTTTGGAATGAACCAATGAATTTGCGAGAACCGGACGTTAAACAATCCCCGCTAACAAAAGAATTGGAGGCGTTGGATTGGTTTTTGTTTTTCCATATATCGAAGCGGCATTTGGATATGTACGGGGCGTACCCGATATATTCCGGTTACGAACAATCGTGCGACTTTACAAACGCCGAAAACGGCGATTATTGCGACGGTGGATTTTTGAAAGACAAACAAGGGTATTACAGGTTAGACCAAGCCGGGTTATTGATGCGTTGCCCAAAGTGCGGCGACAAACGGATTACCGGGGCGGGTTCCTTTGTTGAAATACCGATACCGGACGGGGACAAACAACCCGATTTGCGGAACCCGGTGCAAATGTTGACCGTTGACCGTACAAGTTTGGATTATAACGTTGAGGAAGAAAAGCGATTGCGGGAAAACATTATTACCGCCGTCGTCGGACAAAACGAGGAAGTAACCCAACGGGAGGCATTCAACGAACAACAGGTTAAAGCCGCATTTGAGAGCCAAAGCACGGTATTAAACCGAGTGAAAAAAGGCTTTGAAGCCGCCCAACAGTTCGTCGATGAAACCGTTTGCCGCTTACGATACGGCAATATGTTCGTGTCTGCAAAAGTCAATTACGGCACGGAGTTCTATTTGTACGACGCAAGCGAGTTGCGGAACCGTTACAAGTTGGCCAAGGAAAGCGGCGCAAGTGAGGCAGAATTGGACGCCCTACAAAATCAGATTATCGAAACGGAGTACCGGAACAACCCAACCCAATTGCAACGTATGTTGATATTGGCAGAATTGGAGCCGTACCGCCATTTGACCCGGAACGAGGTATTGGATTTGTACGGGCGTAACTTAATCCCGGAGAATGAATTGCGGATAAAGTTGAATTTCGCTAACTTTGTCCGCAGGTTTGAACGGGAGAATACAAACATTTTGGAGTTTGGAACGCAAATACCATTCGACCAAAAGATTTCAGTAATAACAAGTAAATTTAACGAGTATGCACGTAAAAACAGCAACTGAGGGTAAAACAAAGGACGTCGCAATTACCGACGTCACCCCCGAAAACTACATTGTACCGAGCAACGAACAACATTTGTATCATTGCATTATTGAGGTGCGCAAGTTTGACAGCGAAACGGGCAAACGCTTATCCGTTCCCCGTATCCAAAAATTCGGCAAAAAGTCCTTTGAAAACGGCATTTTGGACGCACTGAAAAAACAGGGTTACACGATTACCGTATTGCACGACCCCAACGAGTACGTCAAGGCGCAAGCCGAGGAAAAAGCGGCACGAACCGCCGCACAGCAGAAAGCCGCCGAGGAAAAAGCCGCCGCCGATGCAAAGGCAAAGGCAGAAGCCGAGGCGAAAGCCAAAGCCGAGGAAAAAGCGGCGTTAAAGGCTGAAATTTTGGCGGAATTGAAAGCGGCGGGAGTTATCCCGGCGGAACCCGCCAAAGAAACCAAAGCCGATGCAAAGGCAAAGGCAGAAGCCGAGGACAAACCCGGAGCGAAAAAGTAACAGAGTATTAAACAATTAAAAAATACGATTATGGCACAGATTGCACAGCAGGACAATTTGGTTATTGAAGTATCAACAACCGCCGCCGCATTGGATGGCGACACAAAGAAAAAGTTGATTGAATGTATTGAGGGCGGAACAATTACCGACGTCATTTTGGTAACAAAAGAGGTTGAAAAGAAAATCAGCCATGCACGTGTTGTTAGTTGGTTGGTTGACACAACCGGGGATTCCCCAAAATACACAATTGATATTATTAACGCAAACAGCGGAGCAGTAGCAGCAATCGCACTTAATTAATTCAAAGGGTAAGAATATTATGTTAACGAGAGAAATTTTAATTGCAAATGCGGCTTTGTCCGGTTTGACGGACGAACAAATTGCGGCAATTACAACATTGTCCGCCAACGACGAAAATAGCGTTATCGCCAAAAAGACGGGCGAAATTTACGGCGGATTGGATGCCGATATTTTGGCGGCGTCCGGTATCGCAAAGAACGGAACCGAAAAGACGTTTGATTACGCAAAACGTGTGGTCGCCGAGTTCAAAACCAAAGCGGAAAGCGCAAGCGCATTGCAAACCCAAATCGACAGTCTGACGAAAGAAAAGGCACGTTTGGAAAAGGCAATTGCCGACGGTGCGACCGATGCGGAAACGGCAAAGGCGTTGAAACAGGCGAAAGCCGATTTAACGGCGGTAACAACGCAGTTTAACGACCTCAAAAGCAAGTACGATGAAGCCGAAAAGAATTTCCAAACGGAGTTGTTCGGCGTTCGTATCGAGGGTGCATTGCAGACCGCAACCGCCGGGTTGAAATTCAAACCGGGATTGCCCGAAAGCGCAACAAAGGTTTTGTTAGCGCAAGCAATCGACAAAATTAAGGGTATGAACCCCGAATATATCGACAACGGAAAAGGCGGTAAAATCCTTGCTTTTAAGGACGAAAGCGGCGCAATTATGCGTAACCCGAACAATCAGTTGAACCCGTACACCCCCGGCGACCTGTTGGCAAAGGAATTGGAAACAATGGGTATTTTGGATAAGGGACGCCAAGCCGGAGGCGGCGGAACGGTTCCCCCGGCGGGCGGTTTCGGCGGTGGTGGCGGAACAACCATTGACATAACGGGCGCAAAAACCCGTGTCGAGGCTTACGAAGCAATCGCCGCAAACCTTATGGCGCAGGGTTTAACGGCGGGTTCCGAAAAGTTCGACGCCGCAATGAAACAGGCATGGCAGGACAACAATATTGCCGCATTGCCGGAAAAGTAAACAATCACGGGTAAAGGGTAAACCCGCATTTAATAACAATTAAATTTTTAACATTATGTCATTAGTAGCAACAAGATTACAAAATTGGCGGATTGAAAACCCGGAATTAGACCGTAATATGACTCGCCCGTGTGAGTATGGCGCATTGGATTTTTTCATTGAGCAAACCAACGCCCCGTCCTCAATCATTAACCCCAATTTGCGTGACCGTGCGTTTGCGTCCATTGGTAACACGGTACAAGTACCCGTTATCAATTACGACGGCGATGTACAGGTTAGCAATGTCCGTTCGTGCGTTATCGCTGACGATGAAAATACGTCCGCATTGGTAACGGTTGTTTGGGCGACTTATGCCATTGGCTTTACAATGGTTCCCGCCGCCTACATGAACAACGAAATTTCCTACGAACACGACTTTTTGCGCAAAATGGAAAAGACGTGCCGGGCTTTGGCGGACAAATTGGACGTCGGAGCCGTTGCCGCATTGGAGGCAAACAAAACACAGGTGTTCAAAACGTTGCTTAACTACACGCAGGCGGGCAACGTGGTACAGGTTCCAACCCAAATGGCGACCGAGATTTTGGGCGATATTAACCCGATTATGCGGGCTAACTGTTACCCGGAATATATCCACATTATCGCCAACGCCGGGGTTGATAGCCTTATCCGTAAACTTGCGCAACATGGCGTTTACAACGACGTAAACAAGCGTATGGAGTACGACAACAAGGTTTTACACTACACGAACAACGTAACCGACGAAGCGGGCAAAATGGGAACCATGTTTGCCGTTGCTGACGGTAATGTTGGTATCCTTACACGTGTTGACCGTGAGGCATTGCGCCGCACCCGTGCGAATTTCCACGAATGGGACGTTGTACGTTTGCCGTACATTGATTTGCCCGTTGGTTCGCACTATTACACCGCCGTTGGCGACCAGTCCGCAATTATGGGCGACGCAACCGCCGATTTGACGTGCGCCGTTAAGGAGTATTTCGGATTTTCCGTTGACGTGGCGTATATGGTTGCTTACAACAGCAACCCGAATACCGTGGCAAACCCGATTATCAAAGCCGAGATTGCCGCCCGCAATCCGAACGAGCCGTTGGGAATGCCCGTATATGTAACCAATGCAGCGGAATTTCCCGCCGGAGGTGCTGGGGGCGAATAACGCCGGAGCATAACGAATTGTTAAACCGAGGGGACGGGGTGGTTATCCCCGCCCCCTTATTTATTTCAAACGCAGATGTACAGATTACAAGAAATACAGGACGCATTATTGCACGTCGTCGGGTGGGAACAATCATACGACCCGGCAAAGGCGATAGACGACAATTTAACGCAGACGGAAAGCGGTTTGACGTTTCAAGGTGCGCATCCCCTTGTGACTTTGGATAATGTCCGGGCAATCGTCCCGGATGATTTCGTTTTTCAATATCCGGTTTGGAATATGATAAGGGAATACAAAGCCGGGGCAAAGGTTCGCCACAACAACAAAGTTTGGATTGCGACACGGGACAACCAAAATGAGGAACCGACCGAAAGCGATTTTAACGACGATTACGGCAACCCCTATTGGCAACCGTACAATTTCATTTCCGATTATTTGGAGCGGTTGACCCGTAACGGTATTGCGCAAATGGTACAAACATTCACGCAGATAAAGGGATTGGATAAGGAAACAAAGAACCTGTTGGAGCGGCGCACGTTCTTTGACGGTGCGGGACGTATCCGGGCGACGTTGCCGAATAATCATAAATTAGTCGGGTTTGAAATTGTCCCGGTTCGTTCTATGGGCGTAACAATGAAAATCGAGCAAATCGGGTTGCAAATGACGGGCGCAACCGGGGTTGTTCGTATGTATCTTTTCCATTCGTCCCAAATTGACCCGATAAAGACGTTTGATTTGAATTTTACGCAGACAAACGGCGGTTTTCAATGGTTCCCGTTGAAAGATTGTTATTTACCGTATATCAGTACCGGAAACAACGCCGGGGGGTCGTGGTTCCTTTGTTACAACCAAAACGATTTGCCCGCCGGGATGCAGGCAATTAACATGACAAAGGATTGGAGCCGGGAGCCGTGCGGGACGTGTACGGGTTACGTTGATTTGGAGCGTTGGCGGGAAATAACCAAGTATTTACAGGTATCCCCGTTTATGATGAACGCCCCGGAAACATTCGACGAATACCCGGAGTTGTGGGATATTGCGTTGACGATGTACACCAATACGCAGAATTACGGGTTGAATTGCGAAATAACCGTTGGTTGCGACCTAACGGATTTTATCATTAAGGAAAGGCAAATTTTCCAAACGGTTATCCAACGACAGGTCGCCGCAATCATGTTGCGCACGTTGGCAATGAACCCCGATGTTAAGGTAAACCGGAACCAAGTAAACGCAACCCGGTTGGAAATTCTTTACGAATTGGACGGCAACGTTGAGGGTCGCCCCGGCGGTTTGGGTTATGACCTTAAAAAAGCATACGAGGCGTTGCGGTTGGATACGCAGGGTATCGACCGTATTTGCCTTACTTGTAATAACCACGGTGTAAAATACCGGACAACGTAAGATTATGGCGGGGTTAAAGTCAATACAGGATTTACGCAACCGGGTTGCCACGTTCAACAACGGGTTATCGTCCGGCGCATACATTCAACAAATCATTTGGGACAATGACGCCTATATTGTTGATATGAATGCCGAGGAACAATTGTTTGAACAAGGTATTAACCGTTTGGGCGTGGATATTATGGATTACGCCCCGTATTCGCCGTTGACGATAGCCATAAAGGAGGAAAAGGGACAACCGACAAACCGGGTAACGTTACGGGATACCGGGGATTTTGAAGCGTCGTTTTTTTTGGAAGTCGGCGACAAACAGTTTGAAATAAAAGCGTCGGATTTCAAAACGGAGGACTTAATAAAAAAGTACGGGCGGCAAATATTGGGATTGACGAACGAAAATATTGCGGCGTTGATTTGGCAATACATATTCCCGGACTTAATGGAGAAAGCAAAAAACGTATTATATGGCAACGAATAAGAAAACAACCCCTATAATTCCCAACCCGGTTTTAATTGACCGGGTTTTGGGGAACATACAAACCGGGTTAATGGATAACGTCGATTGGTTGGACGTCGCATTTGGGCGGGCGCAACGTATCGCCAAAGTGATACAGGGCAAACGCTATTATACCCCGAACGTATATGCGGGCGGGACGGAATGGAGAGGCAACAACGATTATATCGACGTTTCCCCGGATGCCAATATTGGCAATTTTTCGTTCTTTTGGATAGACGACCCGCAAACGGTCGGTTGGGTTCCCAAAGAGCAAAGCGAGATTAAAGCCCCGTTTTCCCTTATTGTTTGGTTCGATTTGCGCAAGGTTTACCCCGGTCAACTCAACAACCGGAATACCGAGGCATTGAAGAACGAAATATTGACCGTCTTAAATGGCGGTTTTTGGCTGAAAGACGGGACGATTGTAATAAACCGGATTTATGAGTTGGCGGAAAACGTGTACCGTGGGTTTACGTTGGACGAAATAGATAATCAATTTTTAATGCACCCGTTCGGCGGTTTTCGCTTTGAGGGTGTATTGTCAGTTAATCAACCTTGTAACATTTAACGATATGGTAACTTTCATTATTTGGGTTTTGGTCGTGGCAACCGTGGCGGCGTTCCTGTTGACCCTGTTAAAAAAGTGGGGCGTTATTGAGTACGTCCAAGTTCACGGCAACGACTTTTTTGTTAAGATGTTCAATTGCGGCTTTTGCTTATCATGGTGGGCGGGGGTCGTTTTGTCCGTCCTGTTTGCTATATGCACCGGGAACCCGGCATTGTTATTGGTTCCGTTTTGTTCAACAGTCATAACCCGCATACTCTTATGAAAACGACAAAGATAGGGGAACGGGCGGTTGTGTTGTACGATAGTATCGACGAATTGCCGATTTTGCGATTTCACGCATATAACAAAATGTTGCTTATCGACGCCGGGGTTGGGTCGGATTTGAACGATTGGGATGCGCATATTGAAAAGGCAATCCGGTTTATCCGAAAGGAAAAGCCGGATTTGGCGGAAAAGGAATTGGATAATTTGCGGCAAAACGTTTATTTCGTCCAATCCGCCATATCGCCAAAGTATTTGGCGTTTGCCTGTTTGGTTAAGTCCGTGGACGGAACCGAATACAACGATATGACGGCGGACGGTTTGCAAAAGGTATTGGATTTATTCGCCGATGCGCCGAACGCCGAGTTGACCGCCCATTTGGAAGCGGTTAAAAAAAAAATAGACGATGAATTGCGTTTGTATTTTCCCCGGTTGTTCGATGATGCGACATTGAAAGAGTATTACGATAAATTGAAACAAAGAACGATTGTTGTATTACGCACAATAATAGACGGTCGGGCAACCGAGGCGGACGCAAAAGAGATTGACGACATTACGGCGGAGTTGATAACCTATTTCAACCCGCAGACGTTTACCGGGTCGGAAAGCGTGGAAATTAGGCATGACAGACAATTTGAAAATATGTGTTTGATATTGTCCCAAAATTTGCATGTTGACCCAAAGAAATTTACCGTTTTGGAATATTACAACGCATTTGAGTATATCAAGGAACAAGCCAAAAAAGCAAACAAGCAAAAAAAGGTAAAATAAGGCGATTTCCGGCGTTTTTATTTTTAGGCGATAAATTCACGTTTGAGAAAAGAAAATGCAACAGACGGGGAATTTCCCGTAAATAACTTAACAATCGGCGTATGGCAGATAATAACAACCCAATCAAATATTCGGATTTAATAAGCCCGGATAATTCGATTACAGATTTGATAAAACAATTGGATGAACTTTCGGACACATATACAAATGCGCTGAAAAATATCAAAGCCGAAGCAATACAATTGGCGGAGATTCTGAAAAAGGTTTCCGGCGCAACGGAGGACGGGCGAAAGACAACCAAAAAAGCCGCAGACGATGCGGAACGTTTGGCACGTGCGCAACGTGATTTGGCGTTTGCAGAAAGCGAGAACGCCAAAAAGTTAGCCGAGTTAAAATTGGCACAGCAGGAAGCGAACCAAATTAATAAACTGATTGTGAAAATAAATCAATCCGCCGAGGGTAGTTATAACCGTTTATCGGCGCAATATTCATTGAATAAGATTTATTTAAACAACATGACTAAAGCCGAACGGGAAAACACCGAGGAGGGGCGAAAATTGGTTGCACAAACCAAAGAAATATACGAAGAAATGAAACGTTTGCAGGAAGCAACCGGGAAATTTCAATTGAACGTCGGAAATTATACGGAGGCGTCCGACGCAATTATTGCGTATGGCGACAAACTAAAAGAAACGTTAGGTTTAAATAGCGCATTTGGCGAAAGTCTTTTGGCGTTAGGACGTGGCGGGGCTGAAAGTAAAGCAGTTTTTACAGCTATTGGAGACGGGGCAAAAGCATTGGGAAAAACTTTGTTGGGACTACTTTCAAACCCGGTATTTTTGGCGATTGCCGGAATTGCGGCGGCGGGTGCGGCGTTCAAATGGTGGTACGATTATAACGCCGGGTTAGTAGAGGCAACGAGATTGACGCAACAATTTACCGGGAAAAGTGGCGATGATTTGAAAGCGTTTAGAAATGAGGTGCAAGCCGTCGCCGATTCATTCAACGCAGATTTCCGGGAAACATTGATTGCAACAAACGCATTATCAAAACAATTTGGTATTTCTGCAAATGAGGCATTGCAATTGGTTAAGGATGGGTTTTTAGCCGGAGGCGATGCGAACGGGGAATTTTTAGACACGTTGAAAGAATACCCGGCATATTTCAAAGAGGCGGGAATATCAGCAGACCAATTTGTTGCAATTGTTACCCAAACAAACAAAATGGGTATCTTTTCAGACAAAGGCGTTGACGCAATTAAAGAGGCTAATTTGCGTTTACGTGAAATGACAACAGCGACGGCGGCGGCGTTGGATGGTATCGGTATTTCGTCGGAACAAGTTCAAAAGGATTTGCAGACCGGAACCAAAACAACATTTGATGTAATGCAAGAAATTTCCGCTAAATTGTCAGAATTGCCGGACAATGCGGCAACCGTAGGGGCGGCGATTGCTGATATTTTCGGCGGAGCCGGAGAGGATGCAGGATTGCAATATTTGCGCACGTTGAAAGATATTTCAACGAATATGGACGAAGTAAAAGGGAAAGCCGGGATATTAGCGCAATTGCAGGAGGAACAATTGCAAAGCCAAATTGAATTGCAAAACGCATTATCCGGGCTATTTGATGCAACCGGAGGAAATTTTGAAACGTTGACAACGCAGGCAAAAGTTTTCGTAAATCAAGGTTTAACAGCAATAATAAAAGGCGTCATTGATATAATCAATTACTTTATTGAATTGTACAATGAAAGTGTTTTTATACGTGCCATTTGGAACGGTATAGTTGCCGGATTTAAAACCACATTTGACACGTTAGGAAATTTGTTTGGATTCTTTATTGATATTGTCAAAGCAACCGGAACCGCATTAAAGGGAGCGTTTACGTTGGATTTTGACGACGTTAAAAAAGGGTTGTCAGATTATGCAGCCGCATACGGAAATTTGGTAAAAGCACAAGTAAAGGACATTACCCAAAATTTCAAAGAGGGATTGGATGATATGCAAAAGAAAATAAAGCCGATAACAATCCCCGTTTCCGTAGGAGATACGCCAAAAGAACCGACCGGGAACAAACCCGTAACAACACAGAACCCAACCGTAACGCCGAGGGGTAAAAGCGATGCGGAAAAGGCAGCAGAACAGCAAGCAAAACAAATTGAGGCAGCATATAAAAAGAATTTGGAAGCAACCCGAAAATTGCAGGATGCACAATTGCAGTTGGAAACCGACGAATGGGCAAAGCGTCGCCAACAAACGCAATATCAGTATTCCCGCCAAATTGAGGATTTACAACACCAATTGCAGACCGAAAAGGATTTGAACGAAACCGGACGTCAAGCGATAAACGCCACAATTACGGCGTTGGAACAGCAACAAACCGAGGCGTTATTGAAAATCGAACAAGACCGACAATTGCAGGAATTAGCGTTACAGAAAGAAAGCATTGAATTACGTTTGCAAGCAGTCAAAGAGGGAAGCGAGCAGGAAAGACAATTGCGGATGCAGTTGTTGGAAAACGAAAGACAAACCGCATTATTACAGAACCAACAGAAACCGACCGGGCAACAGCAAGACGCCGGGGCGATTAATGCAAGTTTTGACGCAAAGGGAGCCGGAATTGCGGACGAATATTTGCAAGCGCAATTACAGATATTCGACCAACAACAAGCGTTGGCACAATCGGAGTTTGATTTGTTGAGAAATTCAGAAGCCCGGAAAACTCAATTCCGTTTGCAAGCAGAAAAGGAACGTTTGCAAAAGGTTTTAGAATTAAATCAGCAAGCCGCCAATAAATTGTCTGATGTTGAGGTACAAACAATTCAAAACACTATTAAAAAAATAGACCAAGAAATTGAGCAATCCAAAGGGGAGGAACGAGGAACAGACATTTACGGTTTGTTTGGGCTTAATTTGGACGACGACCAAAAAGAGGCAATTAATACGTCTATGCAATACGCATTGGATGCGTTAAATACATTCACGGCGGCACGTGTTGCCGCAGCAGATGCAGCCGTTGAGCAAGCGGATAAAGAGGTTTCCGCCGCACAATCGGCGTTGGATGCAGAATTGGAAGCAAGGGCAAACGGGTACGCCAATAATGTTGTACAAGCGCAAAAGGAGTTGGATTTGGCAAAGAAAAACCAAGAAAAAGCGTTGAAAGAACAACAGAAAGCGCAAAAACAGCAGGCAGCAATACAAACATTGCAGCAAATCGGAAACATGGTAACAGCAACGGCGTTGATATGGTCGCAATTAGGTTTCCCGTTTGCAATACCTGCAATTGCCGTAATGTGGGCGAGTTTTGCAGCGTCTAAAATCAAGGCGGCGCAATTGGCAAAACAGACCGGAGGAACCGGAGGAACGGAAACATACGGCGACGGTACCGTTGAACTTTTGGAGGGCGGTTCGCACCAAAGCGGAAATGATATTGATTTAGGAACGAAACCGGACGGAACCCGCCGACGTGCCGAGGGAGGCGAATTTTTCGCCGTGATAAATAAACGAAGTTCACGCCGTTTCAGAAAGATAATACCGGACGTTATCAATTCGTTAAACAATGGTACATTTGCACATAAGTATTTAAAATCCTATTCAGACGGCGACGGTTTGACGTTGAATGTTACCGGACAAAGCCCGGATTTACGCAGTTTGTCGGATGATGTAAGGGAAATTAAGGAACAGAACCGACGACGGGTTTACGTGGATGGCGACGGAAATACGATTGAAAGTTACAAGAATTTGAAACGTAAAATTAAAAGACTATGACACCAAAATATAGATTCTTTTTGCAGATAGGGGAGGACGGAACCAAACAAACCGTCAGCCCCAATTATAAGGATGATTTAACGTTGGATTATGAGTTGGAAACAAATCAAAGGTTTTACCGGGCTAAATTGTCCGGTAAAATAAACTTTGTCCGTGCTGATTACGATATTATCAATGACGCCCCGTTTGATTCTGAATTTTTCCTATATATCGAAAAAAGCGATGATTGGGGACAAACATACAATCAATACTATAAAGCAAAGTTTATGAAAACGGATTGTACGTTTAATGATGATGATAAATTGGTTACGGTACAGCCGGAAACAACAGACCAATACGACGACGTTTTGGCAGGATTGGAAAAGGAATACAATTTAATTGAGTTGGCCCCACAAATCGAATTTCTTACAATAAGAAAACGCCCATTGATACAAATATACGTTCCCGGAGATAGTATTGTTTCGTGCTTTTTGGGCGGCACGAATTGGGAACAAGACGCAAACGCCACGACCGACCAAAACGCATTAGTACAAACCTATCATTTTGCTTTGTGCAATATATTGAAAGAAATACAAATTACGTCCAACGGTTCCCCGGAGGTAATATCCGGGCTTTATACCGGACGAATGGCGACGGGTGCAAGTGCGAATAATTTCGAGGGGAAATTATACCCGGAATTGAATGTTAATTATTATATCTATATTTCACAACAACGAATAAACGGGGGGTTGCCGTTCGGTATTGCTGTAGTTGAAATACGGAAACAATCCGACGATACGGTAATGTTTCGTTATCAAAAGGTAACGCAGGAACCGTTTGATACGTTGGAATTTGATTTAACCGCCGTTGAGGGTTCCGGGGCAACCGGAACAATGCACGCCGATATGAAAAGTTATAATATATATGCCCGGTATTTGTGCGACGTTGAGAAAATCGACGACCTTAATACATATCCATTGGCCGCCGATGATATAGTTGATAATAACCGTAATTATAGGCGTGCGATTGGTTACGCAATCGACGTGGCGTTTATTTCAAACAACTTTTCAGACACCCCGACCGAATGGGGATTAGCGGACAACGGAAAGTATTTTGCGCCGCCCCCGCCCTATTCCATTTTCGGACAAACGTTTTATCCAATCGCCCGGTCAACGTGGCGTTATGCGTCGTTATGGTTTGGGTTTTATCTGATGGATTGGATATTAGAGGAAAAAGCCCGAAAGGCATATACTTTGCGTGATGCGTTTACATTGTCGTCATGTATCAATGTGCTATTAAAAGAATTTGCGCCCGGAATAACGCATGAAGCGACGCCGGAATACAGCCAATTTCTTTATAACACAAACAATCCTATTTCCGGGCAGTCATTTAAGTTGCTAATAAGTCAGAAAAGTAATATTATCAATGGAGAATATCAGACCCCGGCACAGAAAGCCCCGGTTACATTGCAACAAATTATGACGATGTTACGGGATATTTACAAATGTTATTGGTATATTGAGGACGGAAAGTTTAAGATTGAACAAGTAAATTGGTTTAGAAATGGCGGTTCGTATGGATATAGCCCAATTATTGATTATGATTTAACGCAGTTAGAAAACGTTAGAAATGGCAAGAAATTAGCTTTTGCAACGTCGGAATATTCATTTGATAAAGTAGATATGCCGGAACATTATCAATTTGAATGGATGGACGATGTAACAACGCCATTTGAGGGGTTGCCAATAGAAATTACGTCAAAATACGTAACAGCCGGAAAGATAGAGGAAATAAATATTTCCAATTTTACGTCTGATATTGATTTGATGTTGTTAAATCCCGGTGCAATTAGTTCGGATGGATTTGCATTGTTTGCGGCGGTTACGCCGTACGGAGGCGGACAATTAGAGTTACCATTTACTAGGCAAACGGTTAATAACGTAGAATACTTTTTGCAAAATGGTTATTTAGCATTAATAAATATTCAACCGAAATATTGGGTTTATGATATGCCCGCAAAAAACTTTCTAATTAATAACGAACCTAATTTTGCAAATGGAATTGAAAGAAAGAAAAAACAAACGCTAAATTTCCCGGCAGGAATAACAGATCCAAATCCTATGCAGCTAATTAAAACATACATTGGTAACGGTCAAGTTGATAAACTTTCAGTAAATTTGTGTAGTAGAAATATAAAAGCGACGTTGAAATATGATACAGAATAACAATATAAGCGTTTTACCGTGGTACACGTCAATAAACGAACAGAACCACCGTAAAAGTTACGCATACGGCGCAATTTATCCGTTGTTTGCCCCGGCTGATAGATTGTTACCGTTTCAGATAATCAGAAACACACGGTCAAACAATGTTACGTCAGTGGTATTGTATGAAAAGACCGGAAAACAAGTTGCAAACATAACAACGTACATGAAAGAAACCGGATTGCAGATTGTCCGGTTTCAAACGTTGGGTTATGATGTTATATTGTACCCGTCAATTTTGCCCATGCCATTAAATCAGTTGGACGGAATATATTATATGACGTTATCGGATGGCGTGCAAACGTGGTATTCTGAAATGTTCACGGTCGTACAAGATGTTTCCGGTTACTTAAAAATACAATGGTGGGATATTGAAAATTTGGTATTTGACGCCGGGCAAATAGTATATAAAAACCCGGATTTCAAAAATACGTTGTATTTTTGTACAGAGTTGGGAAAACCGGATTATGAATTTGAAGAGGACGGCGAAGAACGGGACGGGTATTTTTTTTCGGAAAAACAAATATCAGTCAAAACATTTAAATGTACGATATTGGCACCGGAGTTCCTTTGCGATGTTATGAGATTTATTAGAATGGCTGATTACATTCGTATAACGGACAAATACGGCAGGGAATACTATTGTGACACGTTTCTAATTACCCCAAAGTGGCAAACGCAGGGAGATTTAGCAAGCGTAGAAATTGAATTTAAAACAAATACCGTCGTTAAGAAAATAGGACGTGGCTATATAATAGCAAATAAAGGAGATTTTAACATAGATTTCAATAATGATTTTAACAACGATTAAATTAATTAGATTATGGGAAATTACGAACAATTAAAACAAGCGATTTCCGATGTTATTAAAATGAATGGGAACCAAGAAATTACCGGAACAATAATGCAAAATTCTTTATTGACTATTATTTCAACGGTAGGAGATAATGCTACATTCGCAGGAATTGCAACACCAACAACAAATCCGGGTACACCCGACCAAAACGTTTTTTATTTGGCTTCAGAACCGGGAATTTACACTAATTTCGGAGGTGCTGAATTAACAGACCAAGTAGTTATATTTACCAATAAAAATGGTAATTGGGAAAAACAAAATTCCGGGATTGCAACAAAAGCAAAAGTTTCTGAGTTGGAAACACTTTTTGAAAAAAAAATAGATATAAATATAGGAGGAGGGAAAAGTGTACCTACAAATTTGTATTTTAAAAAAAATGTAAAATATATAATGGAAGTTTCTTCGCCTCAAACTATAAATTTTAATTTTATAATAGGCGATAATATCGATTATTATATAACTATAAGCGGAAATAATATTATAGAATTTACACCATTAAAGGATGGATATGCAAAATGTTATTTTATTAATGCGTTTAACGGAAGTATATCTTTTAATGTGAAAATGTATGACGAATTAAATGATAAATTAGAAGGTAATATCTCTTATAATCATATACATAAAACGTATTACATAACTAAAGAAGATATTTGTTTAAACGATATTGATATTTATATTATAAGTAGAAATAAAAACTTAAATTTTGTACAATTATATAAATCCAATAATAATAATGAAAGTATAGATGGTACAGTTACTACATTATATTCTGTACAAGCTGATGTTTTATACAAAGTAAATATTCCTGCATCTGTTTTGGCGAAAAAAATAGTAATTAATTCGTCAGATACTGATAATGACATTCTTGTTTTTATTAGTAAAAATAGTGATTGCGTATATGATTATATATATCCGTTGATAAACAATTATTACGGTCATGTAATAAAAATAAATCAAAAGAAAAAAGAAATAGGATTGCAAAAATTGGGATTCAGTGAAGGGGATTCTATTTCGGTAGAAATAGTATCATCTGCAATGATGGATTGGTTGCAATTTTTATTTATAGACGACGAGGGAAATGTATTAGAGCCTGCAAAAACTATATTTAATGTAAAAAATGCAAAATTCAATATAGATATACTTAGTAATGCAAAATACATACGTGTAAATGTAGCTACATCTGAAAACTATGACTACCAAATAAAAATAGTAAAACTTTCTTTGCCTGATAGAATAATATACCAACAGTTATCAATATTTGATGAAACTATTGTTGAAAAAACCGTTACATATCCTTTAGATAGTAAATTTCTTATTCCAAATGATAATATATATGTTAGGATTAAAGCTATTTCAAATCAGTTAGAGTGGATTCAATTCCTTTTTTTATCAAAGGACGAAAGTATTATTGAACCCGCAAAAACAATTTTTAATGTAACACTAGAAGAGTTCTATTATACAATACCGAATAATGCTGCATATTTGAAGCTAAATGTAGCAAAGGCTGATACATATAAATATGAGTTAAATATTAATAGAATATCAAATGTAGAGAATGACTTAATTAGAGAAATAGAATTACTGAAAAAAGAGGAAGAAAAAGGCTATAAAGTAATTATAGATGCTTATGCGGTAGGAAATTACACGTCTGACTCAAGTACAAAATTTTACGGAATAGACACCAATGGGAAAAATGCAATACAGAGAGCAATAGAAAGCACTTCAAATGTAAATGGTAAGAAGCTAATACGATGTCATGGTACATTTATTGCAAACACATTGTCAGATTTTACCGTAGAAAATTCACCGTCAATTGCCCCCGATCATGTGTATCATTCATTTGTGTCTGTAAGTGGGTATACAGATATAACATTAAGAGGAGATGGGAAAAATGAAACGTATGTTATAGGAGATTTATCAAATGAAGCGACATCATTTGAACCCGAAAAATATCAAACAATGCAAGCAGAGGCAGACGGATTGGTAGTTGAAGATATGACTATAATTGGGAAAAAAGTAAGATACCCTATACATATCGACAAATCTAGCCCGGATTTAATACCCTCACAGAGTTTGGAAAATACAACTCAGATATTTAATAGAACAAACGTAATTGCGTATAGTGGAGGTCTTGGGCATGCTTTGGGTATAGGCATAGCATCGGGACAAAAAATAATCCTAAATGATTGCTATGTTAAAAGTTTTTCTGATACAGCAACTTATTATCACGATGGTAGACCATTTTCAAATAGCCCATTGATACAATTTAACAGATGTCAACTTGAATCTGAGGGAGATAAGTTATTTACTTGTCAAGCATCGGGAGCAGTTGTACCATGTTATGTAGAGTTTAATAATTGTACGTATAATAATTATAAAATATTTGTACAAGATGCGTCTTTTAATTTTGGAGAAGATTACAATTATCGTAGTAATATGCGGCTAATAGTAAATGGCGCAGGAAATTCTCCGGCAAAATATGCTCCTGAGTTAAGGACTAAAGTGTTAAAGATTACAGCAATAGATAATACAAAAGATGTTACATTTGATACTAATTGCTCTGCTTTTGATGTATTAATAAAAGGAATTGATATACAATACAAAGAATTTCCAAATGGGTTAATTTACGATAATTCTTATGCGAGAAGAAATAATTATGCTTATGGACTGAAAACAATAAGCTGTGTAGATTATTTTACCATGAAAGATATTTTAGGCAATAGAAGTTCTGCTACAATTGAATTGATTGTTAATGTAGGCAGCGAATCAATAACAATACCTTTTAATAAGGATTATTCGGTTATGAATGATGATGATATTATTGGTGAAATTAATTATGTTCTGAGTGGTAAAGCAAAAGCATCTTTAACAGCAGATAATATAGAGGTTTACCAAAATTTTTCTGATGCTTTTTTGCCTCTAAAGAATACTTCATCGGCATATATTGAAAAAGGTTCTGTTGTTACTAATAATGGTATTGGAGTAGAAAAATGTAAAGGTAATAATAGATTATACGGTATTGCTTTAGACGATATTCGTATTGGTCAATTCGGAAATATTTTGATTAAAGGCGTTATAGGGAAATTATCGGCAGAAACATGGGGGATAAATGCAGAAATATTGAAAGGAAAGTATTTAACAACGGATGTTAGTGGGAATATAATAGTATCTGATATTATTACTAATATATATTGCATAGATAATAATAATGTAATTATAAATTAGTTAAATAAATTTATATATGGAAAGAATATTTAATTGGGAACAATGGCGTATTATTGCCGTTTCAACGGTTAGCCCGTTATTTGGGTATTTGACACCGACAAAAGATTTTGTTTATGCGTTAGTAGTAATGTTTGCGTTCAATATTTGGGCGGGTATGAGAGCGGACGGCGTGGCGATTGTGCGATGCAAAAACTTTTCGTTCCGAAAGTTTAAAAACGCATTGTGCGAATTTCTGTTGTATCTGTTTATCGTGGAGGCGATTTTTGTAATAATGAAAAATTGCGGCGATGAAAATGCGGCGGTTATCGTGGTAAAATCACTAACATACGTGTTTATGTATGTGTATTTGCATAATGCGTTCCGCAATCTGATTATTGCGTACCCCCGGAATTTGGCGTTACGTATTATTTACCATGTTATCCGTTTGGAGTTTACAAGGGCTTTTCCGTCGCATTTGAAATCGATAATTGACAGATTGGAAAAAGAATATGGGGACGACCCCGACAAAAACAATAAAAAGAAAGGAGAAAACGAAAATGAGTAAAGTTGTAATTCTTGATGGAGGTCACGGCGTGGATTGTGCCGGGAAACGTTCCCCCATTTGGGGGGACGGTTCCCAATTGTTAGAATGGGAGTTTAACCGTGATATTGTACGCCGTATTGCGGCGATGTTGAAAGCGGAGGGAATAAAGTTTGAAATTTTGGTACCGGAGGACAACGACGTATCATTACCGGAACGTTGCCGACGTGCAAACGTTATCCATGCAGATTGCGGCAACAACGCCGTTTTGTTTAGCGTTCATGGGAACGCCGGAGGCGGCACCGGGTGGGAATGTTACACAAGCGTAGGACAAACGAAAGCGGATGCAATCGCAACCGTTCTTTGCGAAGAAGCGGAAAAGGAGTTTGCCCCGGATGGTTGGAAAATGCGCTTTGACCATACCGACGGCGACCCGGACAAAGAAAACCAATTTTACATTCTGAAACATACGGTTTGCCCGGCGGTATTATCTGAAAACTTTTTCATGGATACCGAAAAAGATTGCCGTTTTATGTTGTCAGACGCCGGGCGTGAACGTATTGCAAAAATTCATTATGAAGCGATAAAACGTATCTTATGAAAAAATATTTAATAATAGCGGCAATTGCTTTGGCGGTTTCCGCCGTTGTCACTATATGGGTGCAACGTTCCCGGATTAATACGTTGACCGGGGAAAGGGACAAATACAGAACCAACACGGAAACGTTATTGCAGGAAGTTTCCCGGTACCAAACGAAAGATAGTTTGAACGCCGCCAAAGTTGGGGTTTTGGAACTGAAATTGTCAGAGTTTGAAAAATACCGGGCGAGCGATGCGGAGTTGATAAAGACGTTGCAGACAAAGAACCGGGAGTTGGAACGGGTTACAACAACCCAAATGGAAACAATCAACGAATTGCGGGCAACCGTCCGGGATAGTGTTGTATATTTGCCCGGCGATACGGTTACGACCGTTTTACGTTGTATTGAGTATTCCGACAAATGGGTTGACTTTGACGGATGTATTATAAATAATACGTTTTCGGGCAAAATTATAACACGAGATAGCCTCTTAATAACGGAAACTGTGCAATATAAGCGTTTTCTTAATTTTTTATGGAAAACAAAACGGATAAAAAACCGTGAATTTGATATTGTTTCAAAAAATCCAAATTCAAAAATTACCGGATTTGAAGTTATAACCATAGAGAAATAACTATCTTTGCACAAACGGGGATAGGTTGGAGTAGCTACCAACCGAAAAGGGCAAAAGCCAACAGCCCGTTCCCGTTTCTTTTAAATGTTGGCTTACTTATAAAGTTGGCAAATATGGAAATATGGAAAGATTTAACCGGGTATATAGGAATATACCAAGTTAGTAACAACGGGCGCATAAAATCATTATCCCGTAAAATAGTAAGAAAGAACGGGCAAATTGCCATAGTTAAAGAGAAAATATTAAAATCTAAAAAAGACCGTTACGGATATTTTTTTATTGTATTAAGCAATAACAACATAAGGAAAACAATATTAGTTCATCGTTTAGTTGCGGCGGCTTTCATTCCGAACCCGGACAATTTGCCGGAAATTGACCATATCGACGGCGACCGGATAAATAACCAAGTAAATAATTTACGTTGGTGTACACGCAAACAAAATTCCAATAATCCAATATCAATTGAGCGTTACCGAAAAGCCGGAATAATTCAAAAGCCATATAAACAACTGCAAATTCCAGTTCAGCAATTAAAGGACGGTTTTTTGATTGGTTCCTATTCAAGTATAAGAGAGGCGGAACGAGCAACGGGGATAGCGCATACAAGTATAAGCCGAGTAATACGGGGAACATTAAACACGGCGGGCGGCTATAAATGGAAATATAAAGAGTAATAACAGGGGGGGGATTGTAACCAAGCGTTGCAACCCCGTTTTTGTTTTTGCCCGTTTTTAGCCCCGTATTTCGATTATTTTGTTTGAATGGATAAAGTACCCACCCCGGCAAATAAAGTGGCTTAAAATGAAAATTCGCCAAAAATAACTTTATGGGGAGCCAAAAGAACCGTTTTTTGTCCGAAAATCGAAAATAAAAGAAAATTCTTTTGGTAGTTAAAATAAAATGCCCTATCTTTGTGCCATGTTAATAAAACGACCGGGCGTTTTCCCGGCAACAAAAAGAGCGATACAATGAAGCCAGAAGATATTTACAACGGTTTGGAATATACAACAAAAGAAATTAACCGTACTTTCAAAATCAAAGTAAACGGCTTGTTCAACGGCAAAAAGATTAACACGTTGGTTGGCGTTTCCGGTTTGATTAAGTTAGTAGGCGTTGAAATGGCGAACAAATTATTGCGCCGTGCTTTCCGTTGTGTCAAAGACGCCGAACATTGTAAGTTGCGCCGGGGTTTGAAAATATCCTTTTATTATTATTAATCCGACCGGGCGGGTTCCCGGAACCAAATAAATTTCAGAGTATGCAAACAGATGTAAACGGCGTTAGCCAATGCCAAAAAGGATGCGAGAATTACGAAACATTTACGCACCGTCGCAAAAAGTTCTACCAATACGAATACAGAGCCGAGGACGGCGAATTGTTCACGTGTGTAAAAGCCACGTTATCCGAGTGCCGGAAAGCAAGGGACGAACATTTTAAGCCCGTTACGGTGGTTTATACGCCCGCCGAGTTTAAGGAAAAGGGGTTTGACGGGGAGATTGCAAAGTATATGCGTGAACACACTAATACGGCAATCGTCGGCGACGTCCCCGGAGTTGACCGCCATGTTATCCGCTATCGGACGCATAAAGATTGGATGAATTACAAAAACCCTTATTCGACAAAGTAAATAACCCGCCGGGGGTTCGCCCCCGGCACAATAACAAAGATTATGGCAAAGTATATTTTGAGCAAGAAAGCGAAAGGCAAAAAGTATCAGTACACCGTTACCGACGAAAAAGGCAACGTTGTTTCAACAAGAACGTCCGCCCGTGATTATGTGGCGTGTACCGCCAACGGCGAATTTTATTTTGGGCGGTTGGACTTAATCGGCAAAGGCGACCACGGCAAAGGGTTGAGCCGCACGACGGAAATATTGGCAAACCCCGAAACGTGCGCAAAGGTCGTGACGTTTCAAAAAAGTATTTATTAACCATGCGATTTGCATTAAGGCGACAGGATAAAATAAAAGCGCATTTTGAACCCAGCGGGGACGAAATGTTGAACCGGATAAAAGAGAGTTTAACCCGGTATTTTTCCGCCAATCGTTCGGATTTCCCGGAGGGATTGCGGGATATTGAGGACGATTTTAACCATTATCCCGGCGACCCGTACCCGACCATTGCAGTAAATGACGTTGGCGACCCCGACCGAATGATTGAATTTTATGTTACCGGGCAACAATACGACGTTTACCATTTGGCATTTAAGGGATTTATAAAGGGTTAAGATTATGGGAGCGATAAAAAGGAAATGCGATAATTGCGGCAAAGAGTACAACGCCGATACCCGCAATTTGCGTCGGGGTTGGGGGCGTTGTTGTTGTAAGAGTTGCGCCGCCCAATTGAGAGAAAAGAGAAAGCCGGGATATAATCCGAAACGGGTTGCAATAAATAACGTCCGGCGTCAATGTTGGACGGATTGCCCGGAAACGGAACGTTACCCGTTTAGTTATGACGGGGCGGATTTCGACCAATGGGGAGATTGCGAATTTGGAATACATGATTAAAACGAGAATATGGAAAGCGTAATTATTGAGGAAATGCGGGCGTTCTTACGATTGGATTTGCCCGACCGACAAAGACAATATTTTACCGATACAATCGCCGTCGCAAAACGTGTTGAGGTCGTAAAAGCGGCTGACGTATTCGACGAACGGGAAATTGAATTGATACGCCGGACGGTTCGCCCGGTAGTCAAAGGGTGTTATAGAAATGCGCATTTGCTGACGTTGTTATTTCCCGACCGGGTGCAATACGTTGAGGGCAAAACGAACGCATTTATACCAATCGACCACGCATTTAACCGGGTCGGGGACAAATATATTGACATTACGTTTGAGTTCGCATTGGGGTTAGACCCAACGCAATACGAATATGTGGCGTTTGGGGAATATCCGGCGGGCGTTATTCAGGAAATAACCGCCCAAACGGGATATTATGGCGAAATATACCGATTTTGTTCTTGTGCGGCGCAAATGGCGTTGGAAAAGATGAACCCCCGGACGTAACAGATACGCCGGGGGTTCGGTACGCAGTAACCGAGAGCGATTTTTGGTAATGCGGTATTGCAAAGGTAGGTTAAAAATCGGATATTTCACGCACCCGGCAAAAATGACTTCGCAAAACAAAGATTATATTTTTGGTAATTAAAAAAATCTTTCTACCTTTGCAGAACAAAAGATTAACAGCCTACCCGGAGGGATACCGGGAAATGATATGAAAATAAAAGAAAGTGAACAATTAAAGATGTTGGCGACCGAAAGCGGGAAAACAGCCAACCAAGTATCCGAAACAATCGTTACGGAGTTAATCAACAAACAGATTATCGAGGACATAAGCGACAATTGGGGGTTCCCGGTCGCCGATTGTTACGAACGGGATGTTACCGTTGTGGAAATGGTGGACGTTATCCGGGCAATTGGTATTTCCCCGGTTCGTTCCGTCCATTTGGACGCCCTGTTGGAATGTGTATTGATTGGCGACGATGATTGCCCGGAGTGTGGCGGGGAAATGGAGGTTACAGACGGCGAGTATAGACGTACCGGAGGCGACGGATATTTGACCCCGCCGGAATATAGCCCGATTTGGGAGGAAAAAACGTGCCGCAATTGCGGATACAAAGAGAGCAACGAACCAAGTTATTAACAAAAAAAAATTTAAGTTATGGCATTGAGATTAAGAGTAAACGAAGCAATCGCCCGTTCCGAGGCGAACGGGAAAAAGGTTTTGAAAAAAGACATTGCCGCCCGTCTTTTTGAGGGTGCAAGCGAGAGCGCACAACAGGTAAATATGACGAATTTATGTAACGGCACGACCAAACGGATTGTCCCGGAATGGGTCGTTATTCTTTGCGAAATGTTGGATTGTACGGCGGATTACCTGTTTGGCATGGAGGGCGGAAACAATGAAAAGTAAGTTTATCGAATGGTTGGAAGCCGCCGCCGAAACCATGTTTTCCGGGTTGTTTCAAGCGAAAGCCCTAATTATTACGTTTGGCGCATTGGGGTTATGTTGTTTGATTGGCGCATTTTGGAACCCGTGGCAATTGTTATTTGCGGCAATGTGCGCCGCAATGGTATTATGTGGAATTTCAGAATATAAAAAGTACAAGTAATGAGAGCAAAGAGCGATAAACCGGGCGACCCGGTAAAAGAGGTTGCGGGAACCGTCGGCAATGTTGCCCCGGATATGTTCCCGGAGATTAACGAGGAACAACAAACAATTATTCCCCCGTTCGTTGAGGTTCAACCGGAACAACCAACCGGAGTGTTTGAGATAATACCGGGCATGACGGTTGAGGAAATGACGGCAATGTTTTTCGACGAAAAAACATTGATTGAACCCCCGTATAAGGTTTGGCAGTTAAACGGCAAGGGACACCGATATTATTACCGATATGACGACGCCGGGAACCCGGAGTTTTTCCCGTCGGTTACAACCATATTGTCCCAAACATTACCCAAAGCCCCGCACCTTATAAATTGGATTGCGAACAAAGGCATTGAGGAAGCCGAGCGATACAAAGGCGAACGGGCGGCGTATGGAACGTTTATGCACGCCGCATTTGAGGAATTATTGATTAACCGGGCGTATGATTTGGACGGACTGAAAGGCAAACTAAAAGAATACATTGAGGTTCACCGATTGCCGGACGACTTTATTTATTACGCTGACGATTTGAAAAAGGACGTATTGGCGTTTGCGCAATTCGTGTTGGATTATGATGTACGACCGTTAGCCGTTGAAATTGCGTTGGTACACCCGTATTACAAGTACGCCGGAATGATTGATTGCCCGTGTACCATGCGGGCAAAGATTGGAAGCGACGACCGGATTAACGCAATTGTCGATTTCAAAAGCGGGCGCAAAGGCTTTTACGAGGAAAGCGAAATACAATTAGGAATGTACCGGGATATGTGGAATGTCAATTTTGAGCAATTCCCCGTTACCCGTATTTTCAATTTCAGCCCGAAAGATTGGCGCAAAAAACCGTCGTACAATCTGAAAGAGCAAACCGAAAGCCCCAATATACGGAAAATCCCGTATCTGTTAGAGATTGCAGCAATTGAGGACGAAAAGAAAGACAATATGTTTACGTCGGTTAATGGTATGGTATTGTTGGATAACGCCCCGGATTTGACCCAAAACGTAATATCGTTATCGTTGGCAGAACTGATTAAAACGAAAGCCCCAAAGGAGGCGACCCCGGACGAAAATACGGACGCCGCCGAGAAAGTCAAGGCGGATGCACCGGAACCGGAAAAGGAGCCAAAGAAAACAACCATTGTTAAACGTGCGCCCAAAAAGGCAAAGGAGCCGGAAAAGAAAGCCGCCACGGGCAAAACGACCGCAAAGCGGGGTAATACCACGGAAAAGAAAGTAAAGCCCGCAAATGAGCCTAAAAAGCCCAAAAACGAGAGTAGGAAAAAGATGTTGAACGACGACCCCGAAATTTGATTGTTATGAATATAGTATATTATGCAGTTGATAAGGACGGACGGGCAATTATACATACGGAAAAACCCGAAAGATGTACACGGGATTTTGATAGCCCCGTTTGGATTGATGCGGTTGAGTTATTGGGAGAAATACCCCCGGAATTATCGCATATAAATTGGGAAAATTCGCCCGTTAAATTAGAGTTAAATATAAAAGTTGTTGAATGATGAAAGGAAGAATAAAACGACCGGAGGCGCAACAATCCCGTTTGATTTTGCCCCGTGTCGGTCAAATAAAAATCGGTATTAAAAACGCAAACGGTTATCCGCAAAGCGTTGATTACTTCATACCAATGGGAAAGTATGCCGGATTATTTACGCAAGCATACGGCGAAAAGCCCCAAACAATACAAATCGTATTCCCGGACGACGACCCGGCGAAAGTATGCAACGAGCGGTACGAGTACCGGGACGACGACGGACGATTGATTGCGGCGGGCGACGGCGAAACGTTCCAAGTTTGGGACGGCAAAAAGTACGAAACATTGACAACGGAGGAATACCCGAATTTGATGTTGGCTATTACCAAGCGTTACCCCAATCGGAAAAGCAAACAGGACGGACACGACGGTTGGGAAATTACGTTGACGTTGAATTTTATTGTACCGTTGGTACGTGGCGTTGCCGGGGTATGGCAGTTTTCAACAAAGGGTACGGCGTCCACAATCCCGCAAATTCGTGAAACGTTCGACGGTATGTTAGCGGAACGGGGATTTTGCAAGGGAATTATATTTGATTTGAACGTACAATTTGCCACGACCCAAAAGCCCGGCGACAAATCCCGGTTCCCCGTTGTTTCATTGGTTCCGAACGAAAGCCCGGACAATGTTTTAAGAGTGCGCAAAGCGTGGGAACCTGTTAAACAATTGGAGGGCGGCGACAATGGCACGGAAATTTGACATTGAATTGAACGATATTATTACGCTGACATATACAGACAATAATACAGGACGGCGACAACAAACCAAGTTAAAAGCCGTTGAGCGTAAAAGTAACAGTTGCGAAAATTGTTTTTTGCAACAATATTCATGTTATCGTTTTTCTTGCAATGGTGCAAACCGGGCGGATAAAACGGATATTAAATTTTTGCAACATGACAATTAGAGATAGTAATTATATAACCATTTTAGCCCCAATGATTACCCGGTTAAAGTTGAAAGGTAACGAATTGTTGGTTTTCGCTTTGATACATGGGTTTAGTCAAGACGGGGAAAGCCGTTTTAAGGGGTCGTTGCGATACCTTATTGAGTGGACGGGGTTAGATAAAACAACCGTTATAAAGTTGCTCAAATCGTTGGTTGAAAAACAGTATATTAACAAATTTGAGTACGAAAAAAATAAGGTTCGTTATTGTGAGTACACGACGAATTATTGGGCGGCTTTGGAGTGGTTGGAAAATCCAACCACCCCCCCGGTTGAAAAAAACAACCACCCCGGTTGTGAAACACCACCACCCCCCCGGTTGGAAAATCCAACCACCCCGGTTGGAAAATCCAACCCTATATTAAATACTGAAATAGATAATTCTTTTGGTATTGATAAGGATAAACCCGCCAACGGAGTTGCCGGGGATTTGTTCCCGGACGAACAATTGGAGGTTCAGAACGATAAAAAAAGAACGTCCATATTTCGCAATTCCGATGTTTACAAATTGGTTAAGTTCGGGGCGGACGGCGTAAATGATTATTCCGAGTTTGAAAAACTGTTTGCGACGCCGGAATTTGAAAAGGTCGATTTGGTTTATTATTTCCACACGGTCGCCGATTGGTCGGAAACCAAACAGGGAGTTAAGCGAACCCGCACGGGTTGGATTGCGACGGTACGCAATTTTATCCGGGGCGATATTGAGAAAAAGAAATTGCATTTGAAACCGGAATACCAAGCCCCGCAAAAACGGTTGAACGTGGCGGGCGCAATGGAATTTCTTAACAACGATTATTGATTATGGAAAATTTGCCGGAAACAGTAAATACGCAATCCGTGGCGTTGGCGATATACAACCCAACGCCCGGTACAAAAGCAATCGACATACGCCGACAAATGTTGCAATTACCGGAGGTTGCCAAATCGTTATCCGGGGTCGAAAAGTACATTTTCGCCGCCTCAACGAAAATGCAAATTGCCGATATTGACGACGGCACGTTGATTGCGAAAACCGGGCAAATGTTCCGGTTTATTGCAATGGACGTCGGGTATATAATCCCGACCAATTCGAAAGATTGGGCGTACATTTGTACCCGGTTGTTGGATATACTCAAAAAATACTATTCGCAAATGACATTGGCGGATATTAAGTTGGCATTTGAGTTGGCGACAACCGGGGAATTGGACGACTATTTGCCGAAAGACAGTCAAGGCAATCCGGACAAAAAGCATTACCAACAGTTTAACGCCGATTATTTAGCAAAGATATTGAACGCATACCGCCGGAAACAAAACGGGGTTATACATAAAGCGTATAAGGTATTGCCGGAGCCGAAAAAGGAATTGACGCCGGAGGAAAAACGGTATTATCACAACCAAGCCGTCGCCCGATGTAGGGAGGTATTTTTGCAATATAAATATACCGGGCGGTTTGTGTTGGGGATTACTGACGGAATGTTGATTTATGATTGGTTGCGAAAGTTGGGTTTTGCCAATGAGGTTGCCGGAACCGAGGACGACCGCAAACAAGCATTTGCCCGATATATGCAACGTGTCGCCCGTGGGTTCGTCAACAAGTACGAGGCGTACCACGTCCAACGTAAGGGAACCGACGCCCCGGAATTGGATTTTACGGCGTATGAAATTGCGAGGGACAAAGAGATAAAACGCACGTTCGACCGTATGATTGCGGACGAATTGCAGATTGATAACTATTTAGATTTTTGGAAATGAACAAAATAACGATTGATTGTATTATTGGGATTGACCCCGGAAAAACCGGGGGGATTGCCGTTTGGCGTCCGAACCATAAAACCGAGGTAATAAAAATGCCGGGCGACCTTATGGAGTTGCGGCAATGGTTTAATTATATAAAGACTATTTGCCGCCCGTTGGTATTCGTCGAAAAGGTGCAATTGCGCCCGGATGATATAACCGACAATCCCGGTAAGGCGTTCCGGGTTCAAAAACTGTTATCCGAGTTCGAGAAACTGAAAGCGATAATTGCCATGTGCGACGTACCGTTTGTTTTGGTACACCCCCAAAAATGGCAAAATGAATTGAAATTGCGGGTTAAGGGAGAGGAAAAGCCGGAGCGCAAAAAGCGATACCAACGAGCCGCCGCCGATTATTACCCCGATGTTAAGGCGACGTTGTGGAACGCCGACGCCCTTATGATAATGCACTTTGGACGGTACATTTTGCACAACAACCCCCGTTGGGTTTTGGAGAATTTGCCCGCCCCGATGCACGACCGTTTATTTTAAGCCCCGTATTTCGATTATTTTGTTTGAATGGGTAAAAGTATGGCAGACGAAAACAAAAGCCCGCAAATCGAAAATACGGCGAAAATAACGTTGGAAGAATTGGCGTACATGGTTAAACAGATGCGCCACAACCAACGGAGGTGCGAACGGAACCCAACGCCGGAAAAGATTGCAACCCGGACGGCATGGGAACAAAAAGTTGACGGCGTTATTGCCGTCTTAACAGATACGCAAATGAAATTATTTTGATTTTATCCCGGTACGCTTTGCGACGTATCGGGATTATTTTTTTACCCTAACACGAAAATAAAAGAAAAAAATTTTGGTAATTAAAATATTTACCGTAATTTTGTGGCATGAAATAACAACGACCGGGCGTTTTCCCGGAAAATAAAAACCGAGAGTATGGATACATTAGAAACAGCAAAACAGACAAAAACGGCTTATTTCATTGAGTACGTTTACCCAATCGACGCATACGGCAAACAGTCGTTTTATTTTCAGTTGGTACGAACCAAAGATTGTGCGATATTATACGCCAATGAAAATATAAATAATGTTTTTATAGCGTGTTGGAAAATGGATATTTCGCATAAAGACGTAACGATATGGTAACGGATGAATTGGGAGCCGTTCGCCATGCAATGACGGCAAAAGAGTTGGACGACCTGTATAAGCGTTTGGAAAACTTTATTGCCGATTGCACCCGGTCGGAGGTTGACGCCAACCGGGATGCGCTTAACAAGGTGCAAAGCATGATACACCAAAGAATGATATTAACAAACAAATAAGTAGTAACCGCCGGGGGCAACCCCGGCATAAAAAGAGCGATAAAATGATTATCAAAAAATTAGAGTTGTCGAATTTCCAAGTAATTAAGGAGTTCAACG